GAAGGTCTAGAGTGGGCTGATGATGCCCCTGGCGACGTAACCGGCGTGAATGCAACATTCCCGATTACTGTCGATAACACTGACCCTCAGCAACCAACCATTGGTATCAACGGTGCGAGTACTGTTGCTGCCGGTGCTGTTCAACTCAGCGACTCGGTGTCCAGCACCTCCAGTCTTGAGGCTTCCACTCCGTTTGCAACCAAAACTGCCTACGATCTGGCCGCTGCTGCTGTTCCTTGCTCCTCCTTCGCTGCCAAAGGTAACCTATTGGCTGGCACCGCTTCCGGGACCTACTCTGCGCTCTCTGTGGGAGCAAACGGACAGTTCCTGGCTGCCAATTCTGCTACTGGCACCGGCTTACAGTGGTGCACCGTCTCTCTGGCTTGCATCCCTTGCTCTGCCTACACTGCGGTTGGAACTATCCTGTCCGGCACAGGCGCCGGCACCTATTGCTCGCTGACAGTGGGTTCGGATGGTCAGATCCTGGTTGCCAATGCTCTGTGTGGTTCTGGTGTGGCTTGGACCTCTTGCTCTGCCCTTAACCTCTGCGGTTACACTTGCACCGCCACTCCGTTCAATACCGCTCTCGGTGCTAACGCCGGTGATAGTCTCCTTACAGGCATCCACAACACCAACCTCGGATATAACGCAGGTACAGCACTGACCAGTGGTGGTGCTAACACCTTCGTGGGTTCTGGTGCTGGTGATTCCGCTATCACAGCTGATAACTCAGTCGCTGTTGGCTACAATGCTCTGACTAGCGCTGCTACCGCAAACGGAACTGTCGCCATTGGCTCCGGTGCTCTTGCCTCTATGACATCAGGTGCCGGAAACGTCGGCGTTGGTTATCAGGCTCTTGACACACTTATTACAGGTGGATGCAACACTGCTGTTGGATTCCAGACCGGAACGAACGTCGCCACCAACGTTATTGGAAACACCCTGATTGGTTATCAGGCTGGCCTCAACACCAGCACTGGCGGTCAGAACACCTTCGTCGGTAACGGAGCTGGTTCCGCTGTCACAACTGGCGCCAACAACACCATCCTCGGTAACTACACCGGCATCGCTGCTCTCTCGGGGAATGTCGTCCTCTCCACTGGCGCCGGAAACATCCGCTTCCAGTCGAACTCTTCCGGTGCTTGGTCATACGATGGCACTGATTTTGGCACAGCTGGCCAGGTCCTTGCTTCTCAAGGTTCTGCAGCAACACCCATTTGGTGCACGCTTTCCCTCGCCTGCATTCCCTGTTCTGCTTTTACTACGACTGGTCAAATCCTTGTGGGAACTGGTGCTAGCACCTTCACAGCACTCCCCGTCGGCACAAACGGTCAGGTCTTGGTTCCCAACTCCTCCTGTGCTACCGGTCTTGAGTGGATTACCGTTGGAGCTCTGTGCCTTCAGGGTTACACTTGCGCGGCCACCTCGTTCAACACGGCTCTCGGTTCAGGTGCAGGGGACTCAATCACGTCCGGCACCGATAACGTTGCCATTGGTTATAACGCCGGAACCGCACAGGCTGCGGGCACTCAGTCCGTGTTTGTTGGTAGCGGTGCGGGTCAGAACACTAACGCCGTAGGCGTAACAGCAATCGGATTCTGTGCAGGACAAGCAAATGTTGGCGGTGCTGGCCTTACTTACGTTGGATGGGTATCTGGTCGCAGTGCTACAGGGGCATGCAACACCTATGTTGGATCCAGCACTGGTGCTGGTGCATTGAACACCTCGTCTTGTGGCACTCTGCTCGGTTGGTGCGCCGGTGGGTGTTTGACAAGCGGTAGCGGCAACACCTTGGTTGGTTTCCAGTCTGGTCGCAACGTAAATAGTGGCGCAAACAACGTTGCCATCGGCACGGCTGCTTTCCAAACCGCAACTACAGCTGCGAATAACGTGGCTGTTGGTTGTGGCGCTCTTTCAAGTCTCTCCACTTCCTCAGGTAACACCGCTTTGGGTCACCGTGCGATGGTCAACGCTTCGACGGCGGCGAACAACGTTGCGGTTGGTTGCAACGCAGGTGAACAACTCTCAACCGGATCGAACAACGTTTTAATTGGGGTCTGCGCCGGTGACACCATTACAACGGGCACTCAAAACACCTTCCTTGGTGCTGGCTCTGGTGGCGCTGTTGCTACCACCTCCGAGGGTAACACGGGTGTTGGTTTCAGTTCGTTAGGTCAAGGTGTCACGTCGGGTGCTTACAACACCGCTGTCGGCACCAACGCTGGTCTGGCGATGACTTCCGGTGCCCTTAACACCCTCGTGGGTTACACTGCTGGCCAGTCCATCACAACTGGTGGTAGCAACACATTAGTGGGTCGTTATGTTGGCACCCCCACTCTGTCAAACAACGTCGTCCTCTCCGACGGTGCTGGCACCATTCGCTTCCAAGCCAACTCCTCGGGTGCATGGTCGCCCAACGGCACCAACTTTGGCACCGCGGGTCAGATCCTGGTGTCGGCTGGTGCGGGCGCCGCTCCTGTTTGGACCAGCTCTGGCACAGCTGCTGCCAACTACGGATCTTTTGTTCGCACAACAACTCAAACAAACGCAGGTGGTGCCAGCGGTAACGCAGTTTCGTACGACACCACATCTTCGGCAAATAACTTCTCGATCGTGAGTGGGTCTCGGATCACGGCAGCGGTGGCTGGAACCTACCAGATCTTGGCCAGTTTGCAGGTTCAAAAGACGGATGGTGGCACAGACGACATCAATTTCTGGATCAAAAAGAACGGCGTCAACGAACCGAACTCCGCTTACAACCTGACTCTCCAAGGAAGCAATGCTGCCCAACTCGGTTACATCAACTGGGTGGTTACTCTGGCCGCTGGGGAGTATGTGGAACTGTGGTGGTACTCTGCTGACGCTAATGCACGGCTGTTTGCCGAACCTGCTATTGCACCCTACCCCGCGATTCCCTCTTCAGGGTTCATTATTCACCCGATGGGCGCCTAACTTATCTCACTGGGCACCTTCGGGTGCCCTTTCTTTTGCCTTGCAAACCGGGTGTGCCAGGGTAAAAGTTACCAACAAGCTAAACTACTATAATACGGAAAACCTATTAGTATGACCCACAAGGATTCTCCATCGCTAGATCACATTGACCCGCTCTGGGAAGAAGGGCGGGATTACCAGCTGGTGTGCGGGTTGGATTGTAAGAGGAACTGGCGGGAGTTGACTTATTCAGAAAACTCCGTCAAGGGTAACCGGTTCCTTCCGTGGAGGTATAGCAAAGATGAGATTGGGGCAAAACCTGTGGAAACTGGTGACTGGTGCCAGTTCTACAATCCCTTGACCCAAGACTGGGAATTGATGGAGTTCGAGGGAGAGCGGTGGTGGGAGTTATCCAGAGCATACGATGCCCGTCACCACAACTTGGTTAAAATAAGTTCCATTATTCTTGCTATGCGAACGGAGGAGGGGAAGAAAAAAGGAGGGTACGCGGCAGGGGCGTTGGCTGTTGAGCGGGGTGCATTTGACTTCGACTCCCCCAACTGCATAAAAACATTTGAAACTTTGAGTGCAGCCGGCAAGATTGGCGGCAAAATAGCAGGAGCCAAATGCCGAGACGAGGGTATCGGATGGTGCGGTGCTGACGAGGAAACCAAAAGAGAGTGGAAACGCCAGGGAGGAAGCGTTAGCGGTAAGATGCCCTATTGGAACAACGGCATAAAAAACAAAAGAGCTCATGAATGCCCCGGTGAGGGATGGGTTCGAGGGAGGATTAAAACGTGGAATTGAGTAGCCTGACTCGTATCGAGCAGTTTATGGTGGATGCTCTGATTGCTTCCCCTCTGATCCCAATTGGCGTAAACGTATTGCGTCTCGCAGATGTCATAGATCGCGAAGGGGTGGTCTCCCAAACCAATAACATTGTCGTCCGTTATACAGGTGCCAGCAATACCGTAAAAAACCGGATCCCGCTCGTATTTGAGAGAACCCTCCGGTTTGAGTTGAACTATTCGTGTCAGAACTATCTGACTTCCTCGGGCCACGACTTTGCTACTCAACTTATTACAGGGGCATTTATAACCTTAAATGGCTCGGTTCCAGGCGGAGCATACGTGCAAGCTATTGAACCTTTTGTTTGTGTGAGCGAAGACTTTACGGGTCTATCCGACCAGTCCCAATACACCTACACCCAAGTTTGGCAGATCATTATTGAGGAAGCGTTGCCAGTAATTGCTTTGGACCCTTGCGTCCAACGAGGGGACTGCCGCCAGATTTTCCCTGCCCTTGGTGTGGAGACAAAGCTGCCTCTCGGTGGCATTCTCGACGAGACGACCGGGGACATCTACGTTCCCGCCTACAGCTGTGGTGGTGAACCGGCGGAAGACTACGATGCGTGTTACGGCATTCGGTGGAGCAACGAGCTGACACAGAGTGGAAACTGGGTGTTCATCTGTGATCCAGATTGCGTCTTTATTGAGGATCCGTTGGGTCAGCCTATCTATCTTCTCTCAACCAATAGCTACACCGCTGACGGAAAGTTAGTTGTAACCATTTTTGATGCCGAAACAAATGAGCCGATTCGCGAAGTTTTCTACTGCAACACCGGTAAGAAACTAGCTCGATACGCTGTGGAGCTATGGAATGACACAGTGGCAAAGAGTGGGGCAATCTCGTCCAAAGCAGTTCTGGATGCCTCTTGGTACCAGAGCATGAACTACGGTGAGTTTGCCGTAGTTACCGGGGGGTATCAGTTCTTGTATGTAGACCCCCTCAATCCAGAGGCTCCTCAGTTGTATCTAGACGGGGGAATCCTGATCGGAGTTCAGATGCAAACTTTCATTCAAACCCCGAAGGGACGGTTCTACTATGTGGGTCAGTCCCCTCAAGGAAAAGGGTGGATGCTCGAGGGCACATTCGAACTTGCTGCCATCAACTCTCTCTGGAAACTTGGCTGTCTGCCCTGTACGGATGGCCTCAATTCCCCACCGCAACCCTGCTAATGGAATCCGTTCATGAGCTTTGGCGCAGCTATCACGCTGCGGTTCAATCTGGAAAAATTGATCTTGCAAAGCGCATTCTTCACACCATCAACACTCGCAAAGTGGAGGCTCCCCGCTCCATCTATCCTAAAAAGACACGGGGTTGTGTCAAATGTCAAAGGAGATTCATGTAATGTCTAACTCAAAAGAAAAAGACGCCATCATCAAGCAAAAAGAGTTCCTTGCTGAGGAAGCTCTGAAGGTTGCCAACGAGGCTATCGGCCTGCTTCAGGATCAAATGTCCGAGTGTTCAACACGGGACCTGGTTCAAATCTTCTCGGCATCGGTGAAAGCTCACCGTGAGATTACCGAAGACATTGTGGTTCTCACCACGAAGGAGGCACCTTCTGAGCAGGAGCTTGCTCGTGAGTATGACGGAAAAGTTGAAGAGTTACTCAAAAGAATTAGCAACTTCTAATGCGTCCCATTATAACCAAAGCTCATCTGTTGGACGAACACAGCAGCTGGCGAAAATACATTCGGGGGATACAGGAGCTTATCGTAATGGAGGCTCCTGCGTCCATCGTTGAAGAGTATAAATACAGAGCTGCGCGTGATTGCTTTTTAGCGTTCGCTGACATCATGAAGAAAGGAGACTTGAAAGTTGTCGCCTTCCATGAGGTTATCGCATCTGCCTTTGAGGACTTGGCAAATCGGCGTTATCGTCGTGTCATTGTGTCATGCCCTCCGCGATCCGGTAAGTCGATGATGGCGTCCATGTTCGTAGCATGGTTGCTTGGCCGCGATCAACAAACACAGCACATTATCGCTTCCTACGGTCAGCAGCTGTCAGGCAAATTTCACAAGGATACTATCGGGTATCTGAAACACCCTGAGTTCAAAAAAATCTTTCCAGACTGGAAGGGGTTCTCACCAGACTCTAAATACGACATGCTCGGTGGTGGATATATCCTTCCAACCTCCGTGGGTGGAGTGCTCACTGGATTCACTGCCGGAACCACAAACATCACGAGCCCAGGCGTCGGAGCCATGATTGTGGATGACCCCTTGAAGGACTCGACTTCCACGGCTGCCCTTGAAGCGTTGGAGTCATGGTGGGGAGAGCAGGCATCCACCCGACGAACCAACAACTGGTGCCAGATGGTGATTGCCACGCGATTCCACCAGCATGACTTGCATGGTGTGTTGTTGGAGGCAGACGGTATCTACGACGAGGAAGAGAATCCTAATGGTTGGCGTTGGGTGAATATTGCAGGGTTGATTGAAACCGCAGAACAAAAAGCAGACGACCCCCTCGAACGAGAGATTGGAGAATCACACTGGCCGAGCAACACGGCATTTACGGTGGACATGCTGATGGCCCAGAAGAAGACAATGGGTTCGTTTGCATTTGCTGCTCTATACCAGGGCAACCCTGTTGCTGCAGAGGGGCAAATTATCAAGGACGGGTGGATCACCCGCATTGAGCAAAACCAGTGCCCAGGTTTCGACTTAACCTGGCTCGCTGTGGATTGTGCATTTTCGGAAAAGGAGATGGCCGACGAAACTGCAATTTGTGTGGCTTCGATCTCCCACCGATCCCCTGGTAAAGTCTATATTCGTGAAATGATTACCGGGAGACTAGGCTTTCCAGACCTTATCGCAAAGGTAAAACACCTATACTCATACTACGACGCTCGTGTTCTTTGCATTGAAAAAGCAGCCTCCGGTCAGTCACTGATTCAGATGCTGAAGAAAGAAGCAAAGATTCCGATTGAGGAAATGAAGCCACTCAAGTCGAAAACGGTGCGTCTTCAAGCCGTGGCTCCCCTGATGGAGTTTAATCGTGTGCAGTTTATTGAAGGAGAGTGGATTGATCCTTTCGTTAAAGAACTAACCACTTTCCCCTTCGTCAAACATGACGATCGAACCGACGCATTTACTTGGGCGCTTACGTATTACTCCATGAAGTTGGACACGGTAAATCGTGACCTTCAAGACTCAATCACTCAGAACAAACGCTTCTTTGGTGAGCTGACTCGACCCGGATTCGGAAACTCAAATGTGTTTCCAAACATTTCTCGTGGGAGGTTGCGTATGTTCCCGGCCGACCATGCTTTTAATGACCCAGACTACGATGCTGTTTCTGGAGAAGCAGACCCCCGATCAAGTTTTGTCCGAGGTGTTCGCAGCGGTCAAAGAAACATTGGTTGGGATACGGAGCTATAGGGATTGGTAACCCCTCTAAAAGTTGCTGTTGTTTATCCAACAGATTACCATGGCACTTAACCCCGTTGATCGCAACTCCGAACTCATGCAACAAGAGTTTGGAACAAAAGTATTGATTACAGATTTGGCAGCAGATCGCCTTCTGGCAAAAGCAGCAAAAGAGAATCCTGCACAAAAGAAATTTACTGAATTTTGCGGAAAGCAAAATGGTTGGGACGACTATACGGAGCGCTGGCACTGAGGGTATCCGGGTAAAACCATAGAGTTGGTTGCAGTCCTCCAATGCAATCTCTCAAGATCCAAGGAGGTGGTGATTTTGTAAGTTTATTTAGGCACGAAGAGTATGATCTACCCACTGTTGCTACCACCATCTTCAATATGTTATCAAGTAAGGAAAAGCGCAAGTCCCGTCGCGCTGAATCTGCCCAGATGCTAGAGCAAGCCTACCATAAAGGAATGGATGTTCAGCCGCCCAAGTTTCTAACTTGGCGCCAAGAGGAGCTCTGGAATTGTTTCAAGCGCAACACAGTCACTCTCGCGCACGGGTGCGCGGGTACAGGCAAGACCCTCATCGCCCTTCACTACGGACTTTATGGCATCGCTTCAGGCGATTTTGATAAAGTTTATTACGTTCGTAGCGACGTTGGCGTTGAGTTTCAAAGGGGACGAGGCGCTCTCCCTGGTGATCTTTCCGAAAAGATCGCTCCGCTGATCGCTCCAGTTTTAGACAACCTACCCTGCATTATGCGTTCGCAAGGCGCAGCAGAATACCTTCTGAATAAGAAGATTATTGAACCAGTGCTCCTCGAGGATATTCGTGGGCGCTCGCTGAATGAAGCTTTTATTATCGTGGATGAAGCGCAGAACTTCCTGCCTTCGCACATCAAAACTTGTCTCTCCCGCGTGGGCAAAGATTCCAAAATCTGCCTCATCGGCGATACCAAGCAGACGGACTTGGAAGTTTTCCGTCGCGAGAATGGACTTGTCGATGCCATTCATCGCCTTCGCAATCTGATGGAAGTCGGAACCGTGGAGTTTGAGAAAGAAGACATCGTGCGTAACTCAGTGATTGCGCATATTTTAGATAGATACGACGATTGATTCAATGGCCCAGACTCGACCTGTTAACCACTTATCACACTCTGGGCCTTCCCACCTCGATTTTGCAGGTGGGGACGGTCAAGTTACAGTCGGCGAAAAACGCGCTTCGGTCGCTGGACAAGTTTCCCGAGGAACTCTCGGTGGAGGCAAAAGAGATCGTTGTAAACGTGGAAAAGCTTGTGGATTGACTTGTATCGCAGGTAACGAAGATTGCATTATCGACTTTCCTGAGCCAGTGCAAGGCCAGCTTCAAAAAATGGCTCAGTTTATTCTAGATCGCAGAGCGAAAGAAGGGCGTGCTATCTCAGAGGAAGAGGACATTGAGCTCGGCAAAGGTGTAGGAATGCTCGGCCGTCAGTTAACTCAAGAAAGTAAGTATCAACGTGGATCTGGTAAATACAAGAAAGAAACAACTGAGAGAACATTCGGAACGACTCAGTTCGGTCAGCAACGGAACATTTCCGCCAGGGAGATTGAAAATCTAAAGGCTAATAGAGATAAAATCGCAGGATCAGAAAATAACGAGACGTTAAGAAAAGCGTGGCAAACGGACACACAATCTCGGGGGGTTAAGTTAAATAGAAAAAGTCTTGAAGATCTTTACGACTCATTGGACATGGCCGCACAAACGCAGCTTAACTCGACTGGCTCGCCTGGAGTTGGAAAGTTTTACGGTGGAACGACCACAGACGGGAAACCAGTAACAAATGCAAAAAGCGCGAATAAAGAAAGGGGTCTCGCTGTGCTAGACTTGTATTTGAAGCAAGGAGGAACGGACGCCTATCAACTCGGCTCCGGAAAAACAGCTATGCGAGTATTCTCCCCTGCTGACTTGGATATCGAACATGTTAAACCTATGGAGCGGTCCGGTAAAAACCCAGACTCAGGAAAGGATGAACCTGGAAACTGGGTTTTAGCCCGGTCTGGCGCGCAAAGAACTCGATCAGATAGTTTCTTTAAAGATTTTATCGACAAGCTGCCAGATACAAAAGACCCCGCTCAAATGAGCGAATATTATTCTGCGGAACGGAAAAAACGGCAGGCCACTCGCGCAATGAATAAAATCAGCACCGATATATATAATAACCGTAATAAATACTCCGATGAAGAGTTTCTTAAAATGGTGAAACTGACTAAACCACCAGCAAAAAAGAGTGGAGAATATTCAGTTAATCCTATCGCCAAAAAGATTTTTAGGGACGAGAAGGGTCAACAAGATGGTTTCTTTGTTGGCACTGTTTTGAATAATCCTGCCGGAGGTAAACCCATTCCTCAACCCGCTGGGTGGGCAAAAGCGTATCTTTTGGAGCGCAGAGTAGGAACTCCAGAGTCGGCTACGGCTCTCAGGGCTGAGATTCGTAACATATGGAATACCAGGTGGCTGGGCGGGCAGATTAACACTCAACAAATGGTTAACGAGGTTGCTAACGCGTATAAATCCAAACTTTCGCCCGAAGCTTGGAATCTTGTCAAAGGCGAGGTTGAGGCAGGGTCAAAAAGTATCCTTCAAAAATATGGTGCTTCGTCGGGTGGGACTTCAACCTCCGCATCTACTACAAAAAGCAGGGGCATGAGCCAAAAGGAAGCGGAAGACGCCATCGAAAAACTTATTAACTCTCTCTAATGCGCAAAGACACACGATTCCGAAGACCAGATCGGTCTGAAATAGAAGCAAAGTTGCCGAATGGCATTTTGAGAGACCCTCAAGCTCTGGGTGTCTGGAACATGATGCTTCGGGGAGACGACCCCTCTGACATCGCCCACACCTATCGCTCGTTTCGGGACAGTTCTCACTGCACCGTTCCGAGAGAACACCTCCGCGCCATGAGAGACACCATGATCACATCAATGAGAGAAGCAAACAAGCAGGATCCCAAACCCAGGGTAGAAAAGAAAAAGGGCATTCACTACGATTCCATGCCCGACGGATGGATGCCTAGGAGGACCGGAGCATGAAAGCGAAAGAGTTAATCGAAAAGCATCAGATTCCTTGTGGCCCAGTGGCCGTGAGCGTTGAGGGCGTATGTCGCCGCCGCCTACGTGATCAGTTTGACATGCTCTTGGATCGTTTGACAAAAGAAACCCATCCGGAAGGTGTCGATCCAGAGATCCTGGAGATGGAGGAAGAAGTTGATATTCCAGAGCCACCGGAGCCGGAAGAGACTCGTGATGAGAAGAAAAAACGCTTGATTGCAGAAGGAAAGCTGCGTGCAGAAGTGTCAAAAGAAGTCGGCAAATACAAAGAAAAGCTAATGGGTAACTCAAAGCTTCTTCAAGATCCATCGGGTAAAATCAAGAAAAGGTAACGAACCAACATGACAAACCGTATCGGTGGCGACTTTAATCAAGAGGCTGTTGAAGCATTTCGCGCAGCCTACGCTCAACAACTGAACACTCCGGATGACGAGGATGTAGCAAATCTCTCGGGACTTCCCACAAACGTGGTTGCAAACACTTCCCCCTGGATTGAGCATACCGGCCTTTGGAAATACCCCAGCGGAAAAGGCCCTGAGGAAGATTTGAAGCAACCCTTCAATCCGAACGCCTATCTTTCCGGCGAGGTCGTGGATGGGGACGAAGAAATTGAAAGCTTGAGTGAAGACGAAGTCGATCACCTAATCAACGAGATTACAGGGGCAAGCGACGAAGACGAAGAAGAGGAAGAATAGGGTAAAAGTTCTCAAGACTGGCTTACGCAATGTACGGCTCCTCCTTTGACTTTAGCGGCGTAACTCTTC